GTATTTGTCAAATTAGCAGACATTAATATCGTTTTGGATTATAACATCAAATGTAGCAGTCCATCCTGCAACCTGATTCTCAAATCTATCCATAAAAGGCTCTAGAGTAACATCTCCTAAGACCTGATATAAATCTCTGTGTAATTGACCAATTCTTAGTTTCTGTACTAACTTATTTAAAACTGCTAATTGAGTATTCAATACATCTTGCTCATTGTTATTACCTAAGAATATATCTGTAACTGCATCCTTTGACTGATCCACAATATCCATTGCTAGAATACTGATATTAAATCCTAACGTATTCTCTGAGGATGTTACATTATTCACAATCATATGAGACAAAGGGAATATAGTCTGCTTATTAAGATCCACCTCTGTAATATCTCCTGTCGTAACTGTATTGACATTTAGGTCAGATAGCAGAGTGTCTTTAATAGTCTCTGTTAATAGATAAAACCCTCTTATTCCTGTATTGCTCATTGTAGTTTATTTTTAATCTTTCTGCTTTCTAATTCGTTTTTCTCCTTTTCAAATGCTAACATCATAAAACACTCGTGCACATTTAGTTTAGTGATATTCTCAAATCGTCTAATATCGCCTTGAGCGAGTGCGTAAATTGATTGATACCACCCCCATTTTGCTCCGAACTGAGATATTGCACTAAATTGCTCTCCTGATTCTCCTCCAAATAATTCATCATAGCTTGCGATAAGTCGATCCCTAAATGGTAAAAAAAAAGTATAGAACCTATTACTGCATCTAAAGGCATATCTTTCATTGTCTCTCCATCTCCTGCCTCGTACTCTTTAATGGAATATTTCTCTCCATATTTTTGATCTATAGGTCTATATAGAACTGCCATTGCTCTGTGCATATTCTCCCAATCTCCTAAGAAAGCATCTAGATCTACATACTCCCCTAAGCTAATGTCATCGAGTTTTGGTATAAATCCATACTCTACCCCATTAATTTTAAAATGTCTTCTTAGATTCGGTTTCTCATTAAACATACCTATCAGAATATCACATATAGCATTTACATCTGCAAACTTCATTCTCATAGTATCTGCTAAAGTTACATTGCAGAATATCTCGATCATCTTAGATGCTAGGAATTTCTCATCCGTAACCTCTTCTGAGATCTTTAAATACTTTTGGTACTGCTCTAATGTTATCTCTGATAATGTATCAGGTATGGTAATTTCTAGTTTCATATGCTTGGTATTATATATATAACGTATTTTTTAAGGCATTTTAGTAAATATACAAAAAAAAAGCACCCATCTCTGAGTGCCTCTTCTTACTAACTATTTAAACATACTAATTCAACCATCCTGTAATTGCGTTAAAAAATATTAATGCTATACCTATCACTGAGTAAAAACTAATCAAATAGTAAATATTCTCAGGGTCTTTCTTTATCCAATCTCTCATATCTTATTTATTTAGTTCATATTCCATTATCTCAGTCTCTGCTCTATTAAGCACATAGCTAGAAAGTAAATCTGTAAGATCTATATCTGATCCCTCTAGTGATATGTGTAATATCTCCACCTGATCCCCTGTTGGTGGTTCAAAGTAATCTCCATTACTGCCCTCAATAAAATCGTATTGAATCTCTAAAATAATGTCGTCAATTTCAATCTCGTACTGTCTCATAATGTTGTCTTTTAAAGTGTCTGTTTTAATTAATGATGCTCAAATATATAAAGCATATTTCAGTTATGAAAGTATTTTAATATCTTTTTTTGAAATTTTTTAATTTTAAGTATTTTTCTACGTATGCCTCTTTGAGCATTAACATAGTGTCCTCATCAAACCATTTATAAAACATAGAGAAATCAATTTCAAAATATGTTATAGAATCTTTTCCTCTTAAAAGATCTGTTGTCTTTGTCTCAATATAAAACTTTCCATTGTCTTGTGTAGATCCTACTGATATAATATCTAAAATCTCAAATTCTTTATGTTCCATATCTTAATTAATTATCTCCTCAATATGCCACATACAACTCTCAATTTCTTGTTGCATAGATGCTCCTTGTTCTATCTCATCTTTGCATATATCAAATAAATCTAGCACTTCTCCTTTATGTTCAGGATATTTAGCTATAAACTCCTCAACAAATAATTTTAACTCTTCCATCTTAATCCTCTTTTAAATGATCTAATATCTCTTGGTAATTTACTGCATCTATAAAAGCTAGTGCATAGTCTTGTGCTAATCCATTATCTGTTTGCTCTCTGATATGTTCCTCTAGCATCTCCTGTAATGTTCCTGCATCCCATTCATCCTCTATCTCCATAAACTCAAAAAACTCTAAATACACTCTCCAAGTCTGATAATTTGTCCATCCGTTATACATAATCTGTCTGTATTAAAAAGGGGCAGTTTCCCACCCCCTGATTGTTTTTATGCTTCTATAATTGCTTGTTCTAACTCCCCATCTGATTCCTCAACCCAATGCTCAACCATTCCCTCAGCATCTCCTCTTAAATACCATATGTGCATATTAGGATTATTTTTGTAACCCTCATCTTCTCTATCGTCAATGTCTAACAATCCTTTTTTAACTAAAGATCCTGCTACACCTCTCAAAATGTTTACAGGTAATTTAGTTTCTGATTGCACCTCTGGTAATCCTGCATCACTAAATCCCCATTCAGCATACATCTCATTAGCTAAGGCTTCTAAAACTTTTTTCTCTAATTCCGTTACTTTAATAGTTTTCATAATGTCTGTTTAAATAATTAATAATACCCAAAAATACAGAGCCTCAATTTAACTCACAAGCATTTTATTAAATTTTTTTAATTATTTTTTTATCTAATAGCATATTTACCATAATTAGGTTTAGTAAGTTTGTTTACTATTGAATACCTCAAACTATCTAGTGCGTGGTTATAAGCATCTATTGGTTTGTTAGTAAGCTGACCATTTTTGTCCTCTATGTATTTGTAGTTTCTTAACTCTTTGATTGTATTAATACTATCCTCTGTAACGAATAGTTTGTATCTCCTGATCATATCAATACCGATATTAATAGATCCTTTAAAAGTGGGCTTTATATTCCATCCCATTCTATGTATCTCCTCTATTGATTTCGGTTCTGCACTGTCAGCGAATATCTCATCTCTTCTGTCAAGTCCTAATCTCTTAAATTCATTTGCTATATCCTGATTAGTCATCCCTGTTCGATAAATATGCTCCTTTACGTACATATTATCTCCCATCGTAAATGTCTCCACTAAACTTGTAGGATCATTAGTAAATCCAAAGTCTAATCCGTATGATATTCTCTTAGCCTCCTGAGGGATCTCTTTAATAGTTTGGAAGTTATATATTAAACTCCTAGACTGTCCTCTCTCTCCTAGTCCGTAAACTTTCCAATAGTTCTCGTCAATATCTTTTAATCTCTCAATCTCTTGCTTTATTACATCACTCAGAAATGGATTATCTCTATATGTTGTTTGGTGAAATTCTACATCCTTTCTTGTTAAGACCTGATCATATATCCAATGAAACTCGTCAGATGGGTTATAATCGAGTACAACCTTTTCAGTAGTCCTAAATATTAACTGCTGCCAATCCTCATAATTAAGTTCGTTAGCTTCATTAATAAATAATAGATCTCTCTTTCTACCTCTAATCTTTTGAGGCTCATCTAGGCTTATAAATTCAATTCTATTGCCGTTCAGATAATACTCACTAGCACTCTTGCTATGATACATCTCATTATAAATACCATAGCCTTTTATTATATCAAAAAAATCCCTCATAACAGTACCTCGTACCGCAGGGAATGTCTTTCTGCATATCGTAATAGTTTTATCAGTAGATCTATTGCAATAATCAAATATAATCCATAATAGAATGTTATAGGTTTTCCCTGATCTAGTTCCTCCCTGTTCTACTATTATCTTTTTATCAGATCTCGCTAAGTGTTTAAATACTTTATTCGTCGTAACTTCCCTCATCTATAATTTTGACTTGAAACAATCTCTCGCCCTCTGCACCTGTTATCTCTTGTCTCTCTATATATCCTCTCTTTTTGCCCTTAGTCTTTAAATAGAATATTGTTGCTGAGGTACTCCCATCTCCTATTTGTTTATGTAATTGGCTCTCTGCAAAATCTAATGCTACATTCTGTATCTCTGCTACTTGTTTAGCAAATTCAGGATCTTTATCTAGCCACTCATAAAATGTTGCTCTACCTATTCCCACTTGTTTACAGGCAGTCGTTACAACTCCTAGGCTCTTCTCTAAAGCCTGAATCATTGCATCCTTTTTAATGTGTCCGGTTTTGTCCATTATATTCCTTTAATTGGTGCTTTTATAATAGGGTTTAAATCAAATGTTCTGATCTTTTTCCCTCTCTGTGTTGTGTCAAATTTAACTATTTTCTTGCCCCATTTCTTTTGCAATAGTTTTAACTGATCCATCTCTCTACTCATTGTTCTGTAATCTGCACATCCTCCTAAGTTTCCGTGATCCTTTTTGACCATACAAGCATAGTTTAACCTTAGGATCTTTCTGTACTTGTTTAGATTCTGTAAGCAATAATCGTAGTCATCCTTTAATGGTAACCTCTCATCAAATCTCAGTTCATTATTTACAAATCCCATAAATGAAGCAGATACAGTATTTGTTAATCCAAAAGGTGAGTACTCTCTGTAACTTCCTTTGTCTCCTAGTATATTAATTCCCCACAATCTTGCTCCTGATTCCTCACACATTAAGAATCCTTGTTCTATCCATTCCTCTAAGTTATCTATTTTTATCTGTGTAGGCTTTCCATTCTTTATATCCCATCTCTTAATCCCCTCTAGGTCATCATCTACTATTAAGCCTTTATCTCCTATGTAGTTATCTAGTATGTAATTTCTCACTCTTGCTATATTACCCCTCACACTATCAGGCATAATCTCTACATTGTAACCTAGATCTATATATTCCTGAGCCTCAAACTCGTGTACACAATAAATTATGCTAGGAATTATCTTGTGGGTCTTTACACCCTTTGCTCTCTTGTAACTTGGCGCATATATTTTCATACTCCTTTTATAGGTGTTTTAAATTCAAATCTCGTTTTATTCCAAATCATTGCTTTATATCCCCACTTGTTATTTAGCATTGTAGCATATACCCTCCTGTCATCATTTGTATAACCTATTACGCTATCTTTACCCCCATCCTGACCGTAGAATACCATTGCATATTGATTGTCCTTTAAAAGCCTCCTATGTAGGTTTAACTTCTGTACCCAAAATTCTACATCTTCGTTCAATCTGAATCTTTCGTCATATTTTAGATTGTCATCTGCTTTTACTAATGTACCACCAAATATTGGTTTTGTAAAACTGAAAGGCTGATAGTCTTTTAACTTCATATTGTCAAGTGAATAATCTACTCCTGCATATGCTATATTCATATCCTTAGCCATTAAGTATATTTTCTCCAATAATTCTAATGCACTATCCTGATCTAAATCTTTGGCTTCTTTCTTTCTCCTGATCTTTACTAAATCGTCATCTATAATCCATCCGTAAGAATCTCCCTGTTCCTCTTTGATTAATTCAAGTATAGCATTTCTCTTCTTAGAAACTGATCCATCAAGTTTGTCATCTATTCCCTGTACTGCATCTCCATACTTTACTTTGTATTCCTTAACTTGACTATTAGGCACTATTATTTTACCGCATCCTAAGTACTCATATGTCTTGACTGAATCAGGTCGATTGTAAGAGGGTATATAAATATTATTCATTCTTGATCCCTTTCAAATATTCTGCTCCATTTATAACTCTTCCTATGCCCTTAGACCAAGGTTTGCCATTTGCTCTCATTGAATGTACTGAACTTAAACCAAAATGTGTTTGAGCACCTAGCCAATCTACCTCAGAATCAAATAGCAATACCACATAATTGTGAGCCTCATCTAAATATTCGCTAAATTCTATCTCTTGTTCTTCTACTCCTGTAAAGTCATCTATGCTTGGCACATCTAATCCCCACTCTTCTAGTTTTTCTGCCTCCCAATCATTAGCTAATATATCCCAATCCCACTCGCCAAATCCTGAATTGTCTTTTATAAGAAACTCCTTTTGTTGATCCTCAGTTAAATCTTTTGCTTTTATAATATAAACCTCATCAAAACCTGCTTGCTGGCAAGCCTTGTATCTCATATTACCTCCTAAGATCACATTGTCATCATTTACTACAATAGGTCTGATTTCTAGCATCTGAGGAAAGTCCTTAATGCTTTGTACTAATTTCTTAAATTTCTTGTCTTTAATGATTCTAGGATTCTCAGGATTGATCCTAATATCTCCGATTTTTACTTTTTTGATCTGCATATATAACGTATTAAAATTTATTTGCTCTATTATTGTTTCTCATATTCTTTAATTTGTTTATCGTAATTCTCTTTGACTATCTTACTCACTTCTGAAAGGAAAGGCTCTTTTAATGCTTTAATGTCCTCAATAATCATATTCTGTTTTTCTATTAAGTCAGCTTTCTTATTAGTCAAAACATTTAACCATACGTCTAGATCCTTATTGAACTTTCTATAATTGTTAAAATTATCCTTTGCATATAATGCAGTACAGTGATCATACTTTTTACCTCTACTCTTAAAATATCTCTCTATATCAGATAGTCTGAATTTCTTTGTATGATACAATAAAAATACCACTAAGGAGCGAGCATCTACATACTCCTGTTTCCTTGTGTTCTTAAATATATCTAATCCTGATAATTCTTTCACTTTGTTTGCAATCTGATCCGCCTCTTTTACTTTCATAATCTTTTACTCAATTTAATTAATTCCTCGTAGGTCATATTTTTAACCCTACGTCTTGCTTCTTTATTTGTTAATTGTTTTAATATATCCTTTCTCAATAATCTTTTATGTTCTTTCTGAGTAGGATTGTATAATTTACTATTCTTTAGCTTCCCTGTCTTATGGTTAGCATTTATTAATACTTTCTCAGGTATTGGTATGTATTTAATACCCATTTAATTTTTTAAATTTTTATGAATCTTACTGCTGAATTGTTTTCTTTTAGGTTTTCTTTTTTTAACCTCTTTGATCCAATCATTTAAACTCTCTTTTGGTGTGTAAGGTATAAATCTCATTTTTTCTTTTTATCATATTTTTCGTGATACGCTTTTGAAAAATCCCAACAAT